AAAACGTAGTAGAATAAATCAGAAGAATAAGTTGGGTCAACCTTCGGGTAAGCCTAGAAGAGTAGCATCACTAAAGAGAAGGAAAAAATAATGGAAACGGATTTTTCAAAAAAATTAAAGAAAAAAAGAACAGATAAGTCAGATTTTTCAACAGACAAAAAAAAGAAAGACAAATCAGATTTTGCGGGTAAGAATAAAATAAAAACAAACACTTCAAAGATGAAAAACATTTTTTCTAGTGATGCGGGAGTGAAACCAAGAGCTTCTAGTGGAAAGACCACTTTCTTTGCGGACACTAATATTGCAAAAATATCTAGTAAAGCAAAAGATAAATCAGATTTTGCTGGGTCTAATAAGACTAAGACTAAGACTAAAGCTAAAACAAGTACAAACAAGCCTAGAATTGTTTCTGCAAAAGAATTAAAAGCATCTGGTTTGTCTTTACGAGACTTCTTAAATAAAGAAAGAGGCTTAACAAGAAGAGACGGAAAGAAAGTTGTAAAGAAAGTTGTAAAAAAATCTTCTGCTCCTAAAGCTCCACCACCAGCACCAAACAGAGGTAAAAATAAAATAGTGTCTTCATTAAAAATATCTAGGTCAGGTATCGATGGACCTAGTTCTTCTGTTAATAAGAAAAAAGCAAAGACTGGTTTTGGTTCTAAAGCTATGACTACAAAAGTTCCAAAAAAGACAAGACAAGGTATAACTAGGACACCTTTTCAAGCCAAGGGAAAAAGAAAATCTATGATGGGATCTACATAATAAATGGCAACATCAAATTCAAGAGATTTCGACTTAGATGTCGGTGAAATAATAGAAGAGGCTTATGAGCGTTGTGGTTTAGAATTAAGAACTGGCTACGATGCAAAGACTGCTAGACGTTCTTTGAATCTTATGTTTGCTGATTGGGCAAACAGAGGTTTGAATATGTGGACAGTTACACAAGCTACTACATCTATTACTTCGGGAACGGCAACTTATTCTTTCGATGCTACTTATGTCGATCTCTTGGAAGTTGTTTTAAGAAATAGTAGTGGTACAGACTTCACATTAAGTCAAATGAGTAGAAGTGAGTATTTAACTATTCCTAACAAAGCTAGTACTGGTCAACCAAGTCAATACTTTTTTGATAGGCAAACTATTCCTACAATAACTTTATGGTCTACTCCAGATGCTTCTTACACATTAGTTTATTATTTTGTAAGCCGTATTCAAGATGCAGACAGTTTAGTTAATAATGCAGACACACCATTTAGATTCCTTCCTTGTATGGTAGCAGGTCTTGCATACTATTTATCTATGAAGAGAGCACCAGAAAGAGTTCAACTATTAAAATCTGTCTATGAAGAAGAATTTCAAAGAGCAGCCGCCGAGGATGCTAATAGTACTCCTTTAAAATTAACACCTAGCATGTCCTACTATAGTTATTGATATGGCAAGATACGCAACAGGAAAAAAAGCATGGGGTTTTTCAGATCGTTCTGGGTTTCGTTATCGCTTGCGAGAAATGAAAACCGAATGGAATGGTTTGAAAGTAGGTCCCGATGAGTATGAAGAAAAACATCCTCAATTAAAACCTAATCAGCCAGGCCCCGATCCGACAGCCTTGTACCAACCACGACCACATCAAGATAAAGAATTAAGAATTTTTGCAGTTTACACAAGCACGGGTAACGGGATCATAGGAAAAAAGTTGACAAGTTATGAGGCTACGGCTAATGTTGGAACAGTTACAGTGAGTACATCATGAGTTTTACATTAACAACATTAAAGCAATCCATTCAAGATTGGACACAAAATAGTGAGACAACTTTTGTGAATGAATTAGATTTCATTATAAAAAACGCAGAAGAAAGAATCTTTAAAACTGTTGATTTAGACTATTTTAGAAAAAATGTAACTGGTTCAATGAGTAGTGGTAATCAGTTTCTACAAAAGCCTTCAGATTATTTAGCCTCATTTTCCTTATCGTTTGTAAATGCAAGTAGTGAAAATGTATTTCTTTTACAAAAAGACGTAAATTTTATACAAGAATATAATCCTAATCCATCAACTACTGGATCACCTAAATATTATGCTTCTTATGATATAGACAATTATATTGTAGCTCCTACTCCAGATTCAAATTACACCGTAGAGCTACACTACTTTTACAGACCTGCATCAATAACAACTGATGACAGTGGAACAACATGGATAAGTGAAAATGCTTCAGATGCTCTTTTATATGCTTGTCTAGTTGAAGCTTACACCTTTATGAAAGGTGAGGCAGATATGCTACAATTGTATACACAAAGATACGGAGAAGCCATAACCAGACTTAAAGTTTATGGTGAAGGTCAAGAAAATAGCGATGCTTACAGAGATGGATTACCTAGAGTCAAACGACAGTAAGGTAGCCGTGTGAAAGATAAAAGTGTAGCAATTGTTGGGCTAGGTAATAGCTTTTCAGAATATATATTAGCAAAAATTAGAAGTGAACATTTTGATGAGGTCTGGGCAATAAATTCTATGTCTGGTGTTATTTATCATGACAAAGTATTTATGATGGATCCACCTTCTCGTTTCTTGGATCAAAAGTTTGCAGGTAAGCAAACAGATATTATGAAACAAAGATTAGAAGCTAAATTAAATATACCTATATTTTCATGTGTCTTAGACGAGAGATGCCCCGATGTTGTTGAATATCCATTGCAAGAAGTTCTTGAAAAAACTAAATATGCATACTTAAATAATACTGTTGCTTATAGTATTGCTTATGCTGTAGCACAAGAGGTATCCGATATTCATTTATATGGTATCGATTTTACTCATAAAAATGTAGCTTTCGCTGAAGCGGGTAGGGGTTGTTGTGAGTTTTGGTTAGCCATAGCTACTGCAAAAGGAATAAAAATTCATATAGCACATAATTCTTCTTTATTGGATACCAATGTTCCAGATGATCAAAAATTATACGGCTATCACAGATTAGACGATCCTATTGTTTCAACAGTAACTCAAGGTAGCATGTTGATTACACGAAAGTCTAAGCTAGAACCACCAGACCCGATAGAGGAACAACCTAACATCGTAGGTAGAGAAGATATTCCAGGAATAACATATGAGGAGTAAAAATGTTTGAATTAGGTGTAAGCAGTATAGGAAGTGTTAACGTAATGACTTCTGACAAAGGAGGTCTATCAAATGAACAAGTTGCTGATTTAGCCGTAGAGAAGATAGTTAGTATATCTGACGAGGCTCCAGCTCATATTAGGCAACAAGCTAATCAATTTAGAGAACACCTAAAGCGTGTACTGTATCACTACCTGCTCTTGGCAAGAAAAGAAGAGCGTGGTACTATAATACAAGCTTTAAAATCAAGTGGTCATAAAGAAATGGCTGAATATATAAGGAGATTATAACATGGCTATAGCCCAAGCAATGTGTACATCATTTAAACAAGAATTGATGTTAGGAACACATAACTTTGCGACAAACGGAAATGCTTTTAAATTAGCACTTTACGCAGAAGGTGGAGGTGGTAAGTCTTCTACTACTGCAACACTAGGAGCTGCGACAACTGCTTTTACAACAACTGGTGAAGTTGCAAATAGTGGAAGTTATGCTGCTGGTGGTGGAACTTTAACAAAAGTAGCCCCGGCTACTTCTGGCACAACTGCTTTTACAGATTTTTCTGATTTAAGTTTTACTACTGCAACAATTACAGCTATGGGTGCATTAATATATAATGACACAAATAGTGATAAAGCTGTATGTGTGCTAGATTTCTCATCTAATAAAACATCTACTTCTGGAACATTTACAATACAGTTTCCAACTGCCGATGCTTCAAACGCTATAATTCGTATAGCTTAAAGTAAACCGTTATGGCTAACGGTTGGGGTCAAGGTGCTTGGGACGCTGTAGGTTGGGGAGGTATTGGCAATCTCTCTTTTGCTATTACTGGCGTTGCAGGTACTGGTCAAGTTGGAAATGAAGGTGTTGGTGGTACTTCTCTTGTTGTTGAAACGGGTCTAGAAGCAACTGGTTCTGTAGGAACTGTTGTTGCAACTAGTGTATTCGTATTTGGTGCAAATGGAGTTGTTGCAACTAGTGCCGTTGGTAATGTGCTACCCAAAATACCAATTACTTTTTCTGTCACGGGTGTGTCTGGCACAACTCAATTTCTATCTGGTTGGGGTAGTGATGATTTTGGTAATCATATCTGGGGTGGTGGTGTTGCCGCTATTCCTGGACAAGATGTTGTTCCTTCTACAAATGTAGGGACAAGTGCCGTAGGCTCCGTAAGTTTAGTCGGATCTGCCGTATTTTCTGTCACGGGTGTTGCTGGGTCAAGTGCCGTAGGCAATGAGGTTGTCGATGCTCAAATGCGACATGTTGTCACTGGATTAGCAGGAACGGGAGCCGTTGGTAATACAGCAGAAACGGGAACAAGCAAGGTATTTCCTTCTACAAATGTAGGCACAAGTGCCACGGGCACTAGTATTATAATTACATCTACTGGTGCACCAACAACATTTGTTATTGGAACAACGGCATTAGGTAGTGAATCAGTAACAGCTGATTCAAATTTATCGGTTACATTAGCGGGAATGGAAATTGGTGCAGGAGACCTTGCAATCAGTGGTGGTTCTGTGTTATCTTTGACAGGACTTGAAGCTACAGGTGGCACTGGAGAAGAACAAGTTTATGGATTAATTACGCCAACACAATTGGCAAATTGGATTGAAAGGGCAGCATAATGGCAACATATGTGAATAACCTCAGATTAAAAGAAATCGCAACTGGCGATGAATCGGGAACATGGGGTGCTTCGACAAACACCAACCTAGAATTACTCGGTGAAGCTTTAGGTTTTGGAACAGAGGGTATAACGACAAATGCAGATACTCATGCAACCACAATAGCGGATGGTGCAGCAGATGCGGGAAGGGCCTTATACATAATATACACTGGGACATTGGATTCAGCTTGTACTATTACTATTGGTCCGAACACAATGAAGAGAGTCCATATAATTAAAAATGGAACAAGTGGATCGCAAAACATTCTTATCAGTCAAGGTTCTGGTGCAAATATTACAATTCCCGCAGGAGACACTAAGGTTGTTTCTTTAGATGGTGCGGGTTCTGGTGCAGCTGTTACAGATGTATTTGCTTCATTAAATGTTGTTGATTTAAAAGTACAAGACGATCTTACAGTTACAGACGATATGTCAGTAGGTGGTACAGCAACATTATCTGGATTAGCATACCCAACTTCTGATGGTAGTACGGGACAGTTTCTTAAAACAGATGGTAGTGCCTCATTAGGTTTTGCTACTGTTGATACAACAACAAAAGCAGATGACATTGCAACGGGAGATGCTGCCGTTAATATCACTACATCATCTGGTAACATTACAATAGATGCTGCAGCCGGTGATTCAGATATTATATTTAAAGGAACTGATGGTAGCACGGACATAACAATGTTAACACTAGATGGAAGTGCTGGTGGTGACGCAATTTTCAGAGTTGGTGCTACTTTTGGTGCTTCTGTGCTTCCTTCCACAGATGATTCTTTTGACTTAGGGTCTGCTTCTCTACAATGGCGAGACATATATACTGGTGATATAAACTTAAATAACACTAAAAGCAGAGACAACGAAGTAGATGGAACAAGAGGGTCTTGGACTATACAAGAGGGCGATGATAATTTATTTATATTAAACAGACTTAATGGCAAAAAATATAAATTTAAGCTAGAGGAGATGATATAATGGCTATGTTTGTAGGTGGAGTACAAGTAACGGGTACTCAAACTTTAGATGCAACAAAATTAACTGGAAATCTTCCAGCACTAAATGGATCAGCTGTAACTGCTTTAAATGGTAGTAATGTTGCCTCTGGGTCGGTTGCTGCCGCTCGAATTGCAGATTTGTCTGCAGCTAAGATAACAAGTGGTACTATGGACGGAGCAAGAATATCTGGTGGAACTTTAGGTGCTGCAAGTGGTGTTAACTTAACTGCTTTAAATGGTAGTAATGTTGCCTCTGGGTCGGTTGCTGCCGCTCGAATTGCAGATTTGTCTGCAGCTCAGATAACAAGTGGTACTATGGATGGAGCAAGAATATCTGGTGGAACTTTTGGTGCAACAAGTGCTGCTAATTTAACTTCTGTTCCATCGTCAGCTGCTATATTTTCTGCCTTTGATTCTCTTGGTGCAAGTGCATGTTTGGCTAAAACAAATGGAGGTGGTAATATGAACCCTAGTGCTACATTAGGTGGTAGTAACTTTGGACCAGCAACTATTCAAGGAGGTCGTTTTGGTAACTCTGTGGCAGGAACATGGAGAGTTATGGGTGGCGGGATAACTGATGCGAGTGTCGCAGATAGAACAACAGTAATGCATAGAATTTCTTAGGGAGAATAAAATGGCAATACAAACAAGAAATGGAGACACCTTGCTAGGTGCAAAAGAACCAGTCTGGGCAGATAAAGAAAAAACAGTAATAAATTTACAATGTAAATTTTCTCATTATGAGTCAATAGGTATTACTGAAAATGATGGTTATTGTGAATTTTCAGCTAGAGGTGATGATAAAGAACCTCATGGAGTAGAAATATTTAATGCTTGTAAAGCAGGAACATATGGAACTATTGGTGATTATGTAGCTCCTAAAGAAGAAGAAGCAAGTGAATAACAATGGAAGATTTCATTGGAAGATATGAATGCTCTTTAGAGTTATGTGATGAGATAATTCAATATTATAATGAAAATAAAGAACTGCATCAACAAGGTGTTGCTGGATATAATGTAGATAAACTCACAAAAGATTCAGTAGATTTATTAATAGAACAACCAAACATACCAATTATTTTTGAAAAATACCAATCACACTTATTTGATTGTTTACAAAATTATTCAGAAAAATATGATAGTCTTAAAACTATGTCTAGTTTTGGTTTAACAGAACAATATCAAATACAGAAGTACCCTATCGGTGGTGGATTTAAAGATTGGCATCAAGAAAGAGATGGTGGTTTTAATTATACAATTAAAAGAATTTTAGTATTTATGACATATTTAAATGATGTAGATGATGGTGGTACAATGTTCAAACATTTAAACTTAACAGAAAAGGCAGAAAAAGGTAAAACTTTAATATTCTCTGCTGATTGGTTTCATAATCATAAAGGTCAAATATCACAAACAAAAGAAAAAACAATAATTACTGGTTGGTATAGCCATATATGGTAAAGTGACAAGTATAGTTATAAAGGAAAAATTAGATGCCTTTAACAAGTTTAAAATTTAAACCTGGAATAAACAGAGAAATAACTTCTTACTCTAATGAAGGTGGCTATTTCGATTGTGAAAAGATAAGATTCTATACTCCTTTTCCAGAAAAAATAGGTGGTTGGGTTAAGCACTCGTCAAACACTTATGTTGGAGTTGCAAGAGCCTTACATAATTATGTGGCTTTAGACGGCTCTAATTATATGGGTATAGGTACACACTTAAAATATTATATCGAAGAAAGTGGTGTCTTTACAGACATAACACCTATTCGTAAAACTTCAACTAACAGTGTTACCTTTGCAGCTACAAATGGTTCTTCAAGTATTACAGTTACTGATAGTTCTCACGGTGCTATTCAAGGAGACTTTGTTACTCTTGCAGGTGCCGCTACTCTGGGTGGTGTAATCATAGCCAATGTTTTAAATCAAGAATATGTAATAGACTCTGTACCTACTGCTAATACTTTTTTAATTACTGCAAAAGACACAAGTGGTAATACTGTAACTGCAAATGGTTCAGATAGTGGAAACGGTGGTTCGGGAGGAGATGCCTCTTATCAAATCAACGTAGGTCTTAATACTACTGTTGGAGGCAATGGTTGGGGAGCAGGAGGTTTTTCTGGCGTTAACTCAGATCTTTCGACTTTTGGTTGGGGAGAAGCAGCAAATACGGGAACAACCGCAGAACTTCGTTTGTGGACTCATGATAATTTTGGTGAAGACTTACTGATAAATCCAAGAGATGGTGGGGTCTTCTATTGGGATAAATCAGACGGATTAACTGCAAGAGCAGTGGCACTTTCCTCTGAATCGGGAGCCTCTGACGTACCTACAATTGGCAGACAAATTATGGTCTCAGATATAGATAGACACATTATCGTCTTTGGAGCCAATACTTTAGGAACCACGGTCCAAGATCCATTGTTAATACGTTTTGGTTCTCAAGAATCTTTAGTTGATTTTACTCCTACTGCAACAAATACAGCAGGTGATTTAAGACTAAGTAGTGGTTCTGAATTTATACAAGCAGTAGAAACAAAACAACAAATACTAGTGTTTACAGACAGAAGTCTTTTTTCCATGAGATTTATAGGTCCTCCTTTTACTTTTGGTTTACAAGAATTATCAAAGAATATAACTATTATTAGTTCCAAATCTGCCGTAGCCGTTGATGAAAGTGTTCTATGGATGGGTAAAGAAAACTTTTATATTTTTAATGGTGGAAAAGCTCAACAGTTACCTTGTACTGTACGAGACAAAGTATTTTTAGATTTTAATTTTAGTCAAAGTGATAAAGTTTGTGCTGGGGTAAACTCACAATGGTCAGAAGTATGGTGGTTTTATCCTTCCGCTAGTTCTAGTGAAAATGATAAATATGTTATTTTTAATTACGCTAATCAAACATGGTACTACGGAACATTAAGTAGAACTGCTTGGCATGATAGAGGTGTAAGACAATATCCTATCGCAGCAGGCTCTCAATATTTATATGATCACGAAAATGGTAACGATGATGATGGCTCTGCTATGACTGCATCCGTTGAATCTAGTCAAATGGATATAGGTGATGGCTATCAATTTAATTTTATTCGTCAATTAATACCAGACATTACATTCGAAGGATCGACATCAGAAGAAAAACCTACTGTAACTTTTACATTACAAGCTAGGAATGGACCTGGAAGTGCCTATGCAACTAATTCTTCTGGAGCATCAACTAGAACAGCATCAACTCCAGTAGAACAGTTTACTGATATAGTAGATGTTAGACTTAGAGGTAGAGCTTTCAACATGAAGCTAGAGTCCACGAACCAAGGAGTGTCTTGGAAACTTGGAACTCCTCGCATTGATATACGACCAGATGGAAGACGATAATGTTTATTACTGCGATACCTCAATATATACAGAATATAACAAATGCAAAAGCTGACCTAACAGGTACTGGTGTAGTTGTTCTTTATACGGCTCCTAGTGATGCAGACTTCAATGCCTCTGTTATCACTTCTATTTTAGTTTCAGAAGATTCGGGTAATGCCGATACAATAACAGTAACACTTACAAATGGTAGTAGTGTTTTTAGCTTGTTTAAAGTTGCAGCAGTCGGTGCAAATGCTACAGTCGAGCTGTTAACACATAATCTTGTTTTACAAGGCACAGAAATATTAAAAGTTCAAGCGGCAACAGGAAATAGATTACATGTCGTAGCAAGCATACAAGAGTTTGCACAAAGCAGAAACACAACAGCTCTATAACTACGTTATAGGATTGAAAAATAAACGATTACTTGGTATTATAAACTATGGGTATATTTAAGAACATCACTAAGACTTTAAAAAAAGCCGCACCGATTATCGGAGCGGGGATTGGTATGTATTTTGGTGGACCGATGGGTGCATCAATTGGATCGGGGATCGGGTCTCTTGCAGCAGGTCAAGATACAGAACAAGCTTTATTAAATGCCGCACTTGCAGGTGGTACTGCATACATGAGTGGATATGGTAAAGGTTTTGAAAAATTACCTAGTGGAGGTATGAGTAGTATATCAGGTCCAGAAATGATGGTAAATCAAACAACCACAACTCCCATTTCAGCAATACAAGAAGCTGGTGGTAGTGGCGTTTTGAGTCAAATAGGTAATTTTGTTAAAGATAACAAAGCACTAACTGCCGGTATAGCGGGTTTAGGTTTGGCAGGTTTAGCTGGTGAAGAACAACAAAAAAGTATGGGTGCCGATATGCGTCCTTATGCTACTGGTAAATCAAGACTAGGGTATGGACGAATTGGTGATAAAATGTATAATTTAGATGATGAAGAAGAAAGACAACGATACTTTGAAGATAACAGAAAAAGACAAGGTGCAGAAGATTTAGCCGTAGGGGGCGAAGTTGAAGGACCTGGAACAGGAACTTCTGATTCTGTGCCTGCTAGATTATCAGACGGAGAGTTCGTATTAACTGCTAAAGCTATCCGTGGTGCAGGTGGTGGAGATAGAAATGTCGGTGCTGCAAGAATGTATGACATGATGTCACAATTAGAAGGAGCCGCATAATGGCAGACCCACAAGAAGTCAAACAAGAACAAATTGTAAGGTTAGCTCCTTTTCAAGAAGAATTTCTAGCAGATATATTTGCAAGTGGTAAAGCTTTAACAGAGCCAGGCTCTCAAATGCCTTATTCTGCTCAAGGATTAGCAGATCTTACGGACGCTCAAAAAGACGCCATATCGTCTGCAACACAAGGTGTTGGTTCATATGCTCCTTTTTTGCAAGCAGGTAGTCAAGCGATAGGTCAAGGCATCGGTGCAGTTGGTACTGGCTTAGAAACACTTGGTTCTGCCGTAGGTCAATTACCCGCAGCTCAACAAGGATATTTAAACCAACAACAAGCTATGTTAGAAGCACAAGCCTTGGGACAAACAGGTATTGGACAAGCTCAACAACAAACTGCACAAGCACAAAACATGACTGCGGGTGCAGATTTTAATTTCACACCTACTTCATATCAAGACTTTATGGATCCTTATACAGAATCCGTTATTGCAGCACAACAAGCAGATATAGCAAGACAAGGACAAATGCAACAAAATCAATTAGGTGCGAGTGCCGTGGGCTCTGGTGCATTTGGTGGTTCAAGACAAGGTATCGCACAAGGTGAAATAGCAAGAAATGTTATGGATCAACAAAATAAATATGGGTCGCAATTAAGGTCGCAAGGATTTCAACAAGCTCAAAATCTTGCACAACAAGCAGCATCAAGACAAGCTCAACAACAACTCGCACAAGCGGGTCAGTTTGGTCAACAAGCGGGTCAGTTTGGTCAACAAGCTGGACAAGCAGGAGCTTTAGGTTTTCAAGGTGCTCAAGGCTATGGACAAACTGCCGCAGGTCTTGGAAACTTAGCACAATTAACAGGGCAACTTGGTCAATCAACTGGAGCTTTAGGGCAAACCGTTGGACAACTTGGAACAGCAACAGCAGGTTTAGGACAACTAGGACAACAAATGGGTGTTCAAGATGTAAACTCATTATTAGGTGTAGGTGCACTACAACAAGGACAAGATCAAAAATCATTAGATGTGGCAAGAGCAAATTCACTTGCACAACAAGCATTGCCTTATCAACAAGTTGGTTTTATGTCTGACTTGTTTCGTGGTGTCCCAGCATTACAACAAACTTATTCTAAAACAACGAGTCCAGGTCCAAGTGCCACTTCTCAAATGTTGGGTTTAGGTATTGCAGGTCTTGGTGCGGCTGGAGCAGCAGGTGGTGTAGGTAATCTATTTAACATGGGTCTATCCCAAAGGAAATAATAAATGAATAATCCTTTAAACAGAAAAATGTTTCGTGAAGCGGGTATGTCTAAACAACCTATGGGTATTCTTGCATCGTCTCCAGAGTTGATGAATGCAGCTAAAGGGTATGAAAAAGGTGGTACTTATCAAGATAGGGTTATAAGAGAAGCCCAAAAATATGCACCAGAATTTTCTTTTGGAAATATACCACCAGCTGTTCCTAATATTCCTATCTTAAACAGTCCTAAAGTAAGAATAATAACTAGTCCTGGCGAAAACGATGGTTTAGGAGAGATTGGTACTTCTAAAATAGGAAATACATTAAAAGAAGAAAAAGATAAATTAGACCTAAAAAATCAAAATATTGAGCCTAACTTAGAAAATATTAATAAAACTAATAAAAATATTTTAGACAACAAAAATGAAAAAGAGTTTGATGTAAACAAGCTAATGCCTTTTGGTCAAAATCTTAATGTTAGAGGTAAGCAAGATTTATCGGCAGCAGAAGATCCAAATCTAGTCAGTGCAAGTGGAGATGTAACCACAGCTATGCAAAAAGTAGCTACTGCCACAACTAAAGATTTCAAAGACACTAATATTGCAGGAACAACATACAATAAAGCGATTAATGATTTAACTAGTCA